GAAGAACCTACTAATGATGGCGAAACAATTCGACGTATGAGAATAGGTCGTCAGATGACTCCTGAAGGATATAACAGACTACGAATAGATAGATTTCAGGTTGATTTGCTACAAGGTCAATTAGCAATTGATGAGTTTATTGATGTAGAGCTTCTTGCAGAAGATGAAGAGATTTTATTAACCGAAGCAGGTGAAGATATTATTTTAGATCAACAAGCAAGTACAGCAGGTGGTCAACCTACTGTATTTTTAGCTATATCAAGAGACGGTGGACAGACATACGGGAATTATCTTCATGCAACTATGGGTAAAATTGGTGAGAGAACATTTCGTACTGTATGGAGAAAGTTAGGAACAACGCCTAGAGGACAGGGATTTGTTCCAAAAATTGAGTTCTTTAATGAAATTCCATTTGTAGTGCTAGGTGCTGCTTGGGATTTTGATGTGTTACCGGAGTAAAGTATGGCTCGTGATCTAGATAATTTTCCTACTTACGATCCGATTATTAAAGATAAAGTATATTTAAGTAATGTTTGGTCTGATTTTATGGCAACATTTGTAGAGTCTTTGCGTGAATATTTATCACAAAATGGACTCTTTGTTCCAAGGATAACAACCGATCAAAGAGATAGTTTGCAGAATGTAATAAATGGGCAATTAATCTATAATACAAGTACAAACAAGTTCCAGGGATATGAAAATGGGGCTTGGGTAAACTTGATATAATCACAAGGAATGTGACTATGGCTTTTGACTCACAAATGTTTGGAAGTGGTCTAGGAGGGATGCTTGGAGGTCTATTTGGTGGTGATTCCGGTAAGCCATATGATAAGGCTATGGAGCAATATCTTCAATGGGGTAACAAGGCTCAAGGCACACAACAACCTTTTTTAAATGCAGGAACACAAGCTATTCCTGAATATCAAAAATGGCTTCAAGGACAAGAAGACCCTAGTAAATTTATTAATAATCTTATGGGTCAATATCAGGCAAGTCCTTATTCTCAATATTTACAACAACAAGCTCAGCGTGCCGGCCAAAATATTGGATCTGCTAGCGGATTAATGGGAAGCACTCCATTAATGGAGCAAATGCAGCAAAATGCAGCAAATATTTCTTCTCAAGACATGAATCAATGGTTACAAAATGTATTAGGTATTAATACCCAATATGGCCAAGGAGAAGAAAATCTTATGAAAGGTGGTCAAACTGCGGCCAATTCTCTTACTGATCTGTATAACAAAATGGGCCAACAAATGGCGGAGCAATCCTATAATAAAGAGGCATCTAAGCAGAATAATTTTTGGAATACCTTAGGTGGAGTTGGCAGCATGATTGGAAGTTTCTTATAAGGATAATTATGGCCATTCCATCAGTTAATATGTTTTCTAATGAACCTGGCGGCGGATTAAATGCTGCTATGAAAGCAAATAATGCATTGGCAAATGAAAATATTTTGCGCCAAATTAATCATATTAAAAAACAATATTTGCCAACAACACTTAGCGCGGAAGCTGCAAGTAAGCTAGCCTATGCTAATCTCATGGGGCCTCAATTCCTAGCTAAACTATTAAGTAATGATTCAGCGATTGCTAACATGGGCGATCCTGCTGCAAAGGCCGCATTACAAAAAGCAGTTCAAGCTGGTATGGGTCAAGGTTCTGGCATGAATGCTTTTAATCAAATGCAACAAGGAAACGGATTACCAACAGGAATTGGTCAACCAGGAACAAATGCATTATCAGGATGGTTTACTAATGCATTGAAGAATGCATTTGGCCAAAAACAAGCACAGAATATAGGCGCAAGTTATGACAACAGTGACAATCCTGGTGTTTCAGCAGAAGGCCCAGGTCCCATTGATTCTGGAAGTCCTTTTGTTGGTCGTCAAGGATATAAAGCACCGACATTTAGTCAAAAAAGGCCAAAAGACGGTGTAACACTTGAGGGACAGCAATGGTATAACGCCAAAGGTGAACCTGTTTATGCAGAAGAAGAGAATACGCCTGATGGCAGTATGGAACTGGAACTTACAAAAGGCATTCCGCCTAAAACTTATGCTGAAAAAACAGGCGAGTATAAAGGCACTGTGAAGCAAAAAGAGCAGGAAGGAAAATACCGTGCTGATGCTTTAAATGCCATTGGTCAAAGTCAATTAGGTTTAAGTAATTCGGGTGCTGTTTTGGATAGGATGACAGGAATTATTACCAATCCTGTGTTTGCTAACATGCGCAATAAAATACCTGCTTTTCAAAGCAAGCAATTGGATTACCTTAAGGCAATGGGTACACCAGAAGAAAAAGAACTTATTGGTGACTTTTTATCTACTGGTGAAAGCTTTATTGCATCTACTGTACAAGGATTTAGTGGAAAACCATTGGTACGTGAGTTTGATTTAGCACAGCGCCAGAAGATTACCCCACATGATACGGTTGATTCGGCTACTGGTAAACTACGTTCTGCTCGTGCCCTTCATGATATTGCTGAGAAAAAGAATCAAATAGTCTCTGAATTATTGCAAAAAGGTTATAACGAATCTGATGCAGTAAGACAAGCAAACAAAATGGTTGATGTAAGTGCAATTGAGAAAGAGACAAACGCTCGTCTTCAAAGAACAATTACAGTTACTAATCGCAAAACTGGTGAGAAAAAAACTGTAACTATTGAAGAAGCCCGTAAAATGGGGGTTCCAAATGTCTGATTGGGAAGTCTTTAATGATGAGGAACAAAAACAAAGTTCCCCTATGCAATCGGATTGGAGTGAAGTACCTTTTGAAGACAACCAAGAAAGCGCATGGAAAAGAATTCCTCGTGATGTTCTTACTGGTCTGACTCATGCTGGTAGAAATTTACATAACCTTCCTCATGATATTGCATCGGGTGCTGATTATATTGGCAGCGGAATAGGAAGGGCGTTAGGTGCTAAAGAGTTTCAGAATGGACAATCTAGCCATTTAGCAGATTATCTTCCTTATGATCCACAAAGTTATGCGGATGTTTTTGGTCAAAAAGGTCAAGGAACTACTGCTGATAACCTAATTCAAAAAGGTGTAGAATTTGCCCCTGATGTGATTGGTGGATTAAATGCTCTGAGAAGCCTTAAGCTTTTACCGCACTTAACCCGAAAGGGCGCGAGTAAAAATATTGTTAAGGCGCGTGAATCAGGTAAAAGTAGGAACATGGGGCCATTGGATGTTAACCCAGAATTAATTGAAGATACGCGACAATTCTTGCCTAATACCACGCCATACCGTAACTTGATTGATGATGCAGGTTATGGGGACTATAACAAATTGTTTTCCCTGCAATCAGACCTTGGCAAGCATGCTGGTGGCATGTCAAAAGATTGGTTCTCTAAAGCAAACAGGGCGCACGGGCGAGCGGGTCTTGAGGTTAGAGGTAACATTCTTAACGAGATGAAAAACTCAATGAGACAACAAGGTCATGGCGATATTGCAGATTTACTGACAAAAGGCCAAGATGAATACCGAAGATATATGAAGTTTAAGCCTTATAGAAATGCACTAATGGCTACTGGTGCTGCATACTCATTACCTAGAAATGTACTGATTGACCTAGCCAAGAAGCTAGCAACTGTGGGCAAAGATTAAAAATCGATGTCTTTTTGTATGAACATGTTAATGACATTGTAGGCAATGAATCCAAGTAGTAATAAACTAATCATAATGCGCTCTTGGTTAATAAAAGCTCATTGTAATTGATAATATGGATAAAAAACAACCATTATTTTTATTAATTGAAATAATATACAATAACTGAAATTTCACAAGGAATGTGAAGCATGGCGATATCTTATTTATTAGCACCTATTCCAAAATGGGTTCTAATTAACAACGAAGGAACTGTTGCAGGTGGTGCAAAGCTTTATACCTATCGTTCGTTAAATAAAATTCAGCAAAAGATTGTTTATCAAGATGCTGGCGGAACAATTCCTTGGACTAACCCAATAATTTTTGATTTAAATGGGGTACAAGGGCCATTTTACTGGGCCGTTGATAGTGCCGATCTTTCGGATACTTATTATCTTGAAGCTTATGACTCTGACGATAATTTACTATGGACAATGGACGACTACTTCCCTCCTGGAACTGGCGGTGGTGGGAATGTTACTACCTATGTGCCGCTAACGAACTACATTTCCAATAACCAGTTTATCGATCATATTGATGACACAGCAAATCCAATTGGTGTAACCAATCTTGTTATTGCTCCTTCAAATCACAAAGGATTTACTCCTGCTTTAATTAATCCAGTAATCAGTACTTTTGGAGTGGTTGGGCCTGATATTCGTTTTGTTAAAAATAATACGTTGGCTACCGATCAGATTACTTTTCCATTATTTCCATTAGCCAGTGCACCACTAATTGGAGATGTAACCCCTGTTGAGTATGTTCGATATCAATGTACTAATAGTCCTCTTGGTGAAACATTTAAGTGCTTCCAGTTTCCTATAACTCAGAAGATTAAAAACTTATCCAATCAAGCCATGACCTTTAAAATGTGGGCTCGTGTTACAGCAACCCCTGTTACATTAACGGTTTATGTTCTCCAGTATTTTGGTTCTGGAACTGCTTCAAGTGCGGAAGTAAGAACTTCTGTTGGAACTTTATCCTTAACTACAACATGGACAAATACACCTATCTCACTAACTATTCCAGATGTTGCTGGTAAATCCATTGGAACTCCTGGGCTTCAAACTGATGATGATGCACTTTATATCCAGGTTGAAATGCCTTTAGGATCTCCTTGTGATGTTCTTTTTACAAAACCAGCACTTTATTTAGGAACCATAAATCCAGATTTAGAATTTGATGATTATGATCAAATCAACTCTATTAATTCAACTCCAAGAACTGGTGATATTAAAACAAGCTTACTTTCATCCGCGCCTAATGGATGGGTTGCCATGAATGATGGCTCAATTGGAAATGTTGGTTCTGGTGCAACAAACCGCGCCAATAAAGACACATTCCAATTATATAAAACTATCTGGGATGGCGTAATTGATACATGGGCTCCTGTATCAACAGGAAGAGGCGCTAGTGCAGTCGCCGATTTCGTGGCAGGTAAAACTCTTACACTTCCTAAGTCATTAGGAAGAGCAATGGCCGGAGCAGGTGCCGGTTCTGGTTTACCTGCTTATGTTCTTGGTCAAAATGCTGGAACTGTGAGCTCGTCAATAACATTAATTGGAGCTAATTTACCACCACATACCCATGAATATACACACATTAATAATTCGGGTGTTGCTGGATTTGGTTTGGCTTCTGGAACTCTGGGTACTTTCCCAACATTTAATACAGGAAATGGCCCTGGAACATCCACACCATTTAGTGTTCCGACAGTTCCTCCGACCAGTTTTATGAATGTATTTATCAAACTTTAATTTATAGGAGCTAATAATGGCAGTACAACTAGTAAATGTTCCAGCATTAGACCCAAATGCTTATACAGGCCCAACACGAGTTATGGCTGGAGTCGCACGAACAGGTGATGTTGTTGTTAATACAATGTATGGAGCAAATGGTTCTGTAGAATTTGCACGCTGGTTGTATGTAGGCGTGACCGGTAACGTTTCTTATCGAAAATGGGACGG